GGAAGTGGTGTCATGTGGTTATTGAGTGTTTTGAAAAATTAACAGGAAAGGCAGATTGCAATGGACATAAACATTGTAATAGATCTTTTCGAGAAAGTTGGTATTCCTGTATTAACCGCAGCATCCGCAGGGTACGGTCTTTGGTGGTTAATGCGATGGATAACTAACACTTTCCGTCAAGATGTTTTATCAGCATTAAAAAATTTACATAAAGAATTAGATGAAGAAATTAGAGACACCAGAGAGTTATCAGATAAGAAGTTAGCTGAATTAACTGTTATGGTAATTAGACTAATAGATCGTGTTCGTATTCTTGAAAAAAACTTTATTGAACACGATGAAACAATGAGAGCAGTCTATTCTCTTGGTGGTAAAGCCAAACGTAAATTAACTAGACATGAAACAATAGAAGAATTGAAAGAACAAATTAAAGATGCAGGTGGAGACTAATGGAAACTATATTAACTTTATTAGGCATTGTACCTGTAGCAGAAACGATAACAGGAGCAGGATCTTCAGGAGGAGGTAGTATAATGGGTGGAATACCTATGGAATTGATTACAATGCTTGGATCATCATTACTTGGTGGTGTTATGTCAATATGGGGCCAAAGCATTAAAGCAAAAGAAGCCAACAACAAATTAATGATGGCTGCAATGACCAAAGAAGCAGAGGTTATTGACAAAGCTAGACGCTATGAAAATCCTCATTTCCAATGGACCAGAAGATTAATAGCATTAGGAGCTATTGGGGCAATAATTGTATGGCCTAAAATAGTTGCTGTTTTCTATCCTGACATAGCTGTAACAGTTGGTTGGACACAATTTAATCCGGGCTTCTTTATTTTTGAGGGCAAAGAGATGGTCAAATGGGAACAGATGACTGGACTAGTAATAACACCACTTGACACACATTTAGTATCTGCTATAGTGGGGTTATATTTTGGTGGATCGTTAGTAAAGAAATAGGAGTAGTTATGTACAGCGATAAGTATAAGATACGTTTGCCTTTTGAAGTTTTGTCTGATTTAAAAGAAATGCAAGTGGTTGAAAAACCTAAAAAACCTAAAAGAAAAGTTTTACGACCTTTTACTGGAGGACAGAAGAAAAAAATAAAAGATATATTGATTGAAGCAGATAAAATTAGTGCTTAGTTAAGTTTCTTTTTCTTTATTTTTTTGTGTATACTAGTGATACTTGGTATCTCTTGGTTTACAGGTTCATCAGGGAACGTAATATCCGTAATAGAGCCACAATACTCTTCCATTTGATTCATAATATCATCAACCAAATTGTTACAGTATTGTATAAGGCTGGCTATATCGTGTGTATAATCAAAGTCTGGCATATAATGATCCATATGTTCTATAAACTCTTTGGTGTCAAGTTTTGATACTTCAACAGCAGGGTTCATAGAATTACGAGAATCAAGTAATAACGAGAAGGTAAGTACAGGAATGTATCTACCTTCTTTTTTTGTTTCAGACATCAACTACCTCACACACATCACCTACACAACTAAACTCTTGTGTGCCTTTTGTACCATCTTCTTTCTCATAATCACTAAGTTTTGAAAAGTCTATAGTAGCTGGCATTGAACCTACTAACTTATCATACTCTGTACTGTCTATAGACTCATAGGGTGCTTGAGCATAGACAGCATCTGAGTGTGGGAAAAATGACACACCAGACATATAATCAAAGTTTTTGTAAACCCATGCCGCAACGTCTAGCCACTCATGTTCTTTTACAGTAATAGTTATACTTGGTTTATGTTCGCACCAATGTTTTTGATACGTCAACCATAAGTCTAGATGTTTTATAGGGTCAAGGTCATCATTAATAACAGAACCATAAGGTGCTTTTATAGGAAAAGAAAACACCGCAGTATTTTTACTTTCTATATCACCGACAGCATCTTCACATGGTATACCGCTGTCCATTAAAAATTGTGTAAGGGGGTCTTTCTTATCACCTCTTACTCTACGAATATAATATTTACTATGTCTAGCATGAATACCACTTGCAGCATCTACCAGCTGACTAACTGTACCTGATGGTTTTACACAAGTTATGGCTGTGCTTGCAGGAATACCTAATGCTTCGGCCCATACGTTATTTGTTTCTACAGCAAGGTGTCGTAATTCTTCTAACACCTGTGGTAAATTATCTTTAGTACCATTAGTTAGTGTGTTGTCCATTATACCTGTTAGACTAACACCAAGCAATCTTTCTTCCTCTGTAGTTTTTTGCCATATTTTACGCAAGTATTTAAAATCTGTCAAAGTAGACTGATACGTTCCTAGTATTGTTGCAAGTCTAACTTTTTCTTTTAAAGTATCTAATGTGTCTGTTTTCTTAACAACAACCTCTGTTAAGTTACAAAATTGGTTGGGCCTAAGAATAATCTCGCAACAAGGATTTGTACCAAAGTTAAAGTCAGGATCTCGTCTACCGTTTTCAGCTACTTGTTTTTTAGCAGCGGCACGACTAAACATACCTCTTTCACCAGATCTACTTTCATACAAAGAAGTCCACTCTTTCATAAATATACCCATCTCTGGTCTATCTTTATAAACAGCAGAATTATTAGCATAAGATCTATAACTGTGGTGATTCCACCAATCTCCAGATTTAGCACCTCGCAATAGATCATCACTAAGATTACTAAGAGAAATGAGTGCAGATCTGCGAACACCACCTACTACTACAACTTGTGCCGTCTTACACACTAAATCATGGCACTCAATACTACTCAATCGCCTACCTGCACTCTTTCTGAACAGGCTAACCGCAAACCTGAACAGGTCATCTAGTGGATCAGGACCACTTGCCCTGCCACCAAAAGTTCTAAGTCTAGCTCCGGCTGGTCTTACTTGGCTCATATCCCAAGTAGGAACTTGACCAGAATACAACAAAGATATTAATTCTTTAAATGCTCTAGCCCAACCAGACTTACTATCTTTTACAACTATAACTGTGCTACTGTCTTCAAAATGTTCTTCTACTTTCGGTAATTGTAGTACACTTTCTCGTTCTACCGAAAAACCTACACCTGTACCATTCATTAAGATATAAAGTATTTCATCAAATGCTCTTGTGCTATCTATAGGAACATAACTACAATTATAAGCGGCAACATTACATTTTTCTACAGCCTTGCCTGATGTCATTAGTAGACGCATAGACGGCATAATCTCAAGATTAAGAATAGAAGTTTTTAATTTTTTTACTGTATTATCATCAAAAACATTACCACTTTTCTCTGTAGATTTCATGTAGTCAAAGTAACGACCTACAGTTTCTTCCCATGTTTCTCTACGGTTCTCATCATCTAGCCACCTTGAGTAACGTGATGTATGTATGTATTCTTGATATGCGGTTGGTAATTTGTACATTAGACTCCCCTTAGATCTGCTTCTTTATAGCGGTTAGATTTTAATACTTTCCCATCTTTACGAAAGATAGGCTTTCCATTTTCGTCAAGTTTTGACATATTTGATTGGTGTACACGATTAAATATCACTTGCATATCCCAACCAAAATCTACGAACAAACCTGCTAACACATATAGTAAGTCAGCAGCCTCTTTTTTTATTTCTGTTTCTTTTCCCTCTCCCATAGCTTGTATTAACTCTACACACTCTTCATAGATTAATTTTTGTCGGAGGTCAAATACCTCTGCTACTTTACTATCTTGTTTTATAAGAGAGAAATCTAAATCTGTAGGTCTTTGAAATGCTTTTTGAAACTGTGCTACAGCATCTTGTATTGTACGGTATCGAGGCATCATGGTAAATGTTTTTCTAAAGTTATGTAAGCATCGTGTTTTGTTCTTACATCTTTAAGTTTTTTTATATACCACTCTGCTTTTGCTAAATCTTCTAGAGGTTTTTGTTTGTGTTCATATCTACTGATGTATTTTATAATACACCCTTTTAGATAACCTATAAATTCATCTACTGGTAATAAGTTTTCCATAATATCTATAGTTTCCATGCCACCTTTTTGATAGTGAGGCGGATTATTTACAACATCATTAAAAGTTTTAATACCAGCTTTTTCATCCATAAGTTTTTCATAATTGTTTCTAGTGTCTACAGGTTTTCCAATGTTTTCTTTTTTCCACATTTCAATTTGTTTTTTCCCTATTGGGCTTTTCCATGTTGCATCTATTTTTTTGGCATTTATTTTTCCTTCTTCAACCAGTTTTCATCAATAACTCTATCACTATACAAA